GTGTGGCTTATATTGGTATTATTGCTGCCGATAAACTTATTGGTTTATCTAAGTATTCCAGAATCGCACAGTGGTGTGCCCGACGTGGTACTCTCCAGGAGGAACTTTGTGTTGACATTGCTAAGGAAATAGGTAAAGCCACCGGTGCAGATGATATCGGTGTATACTTGCAAATGACACACGGGTGTTGCGAAAATCGTGGAATTATGGCACATAGTAGTTTAACACAAACTACAGTACTTAAAGGTGCTTTCAAAGATGATGCAGGTACAAAGAAAGAATTCTTTGACAACATTAAATTACAACAGGACTTTGCTCCTCGATGATTAAAAAGGTATTTGCAAGAATACTAAGCGAAGTACTATACTACTTAGGCCATTGGATTAGTTTTCCAATGTATTGGTTCGACTGGGCATGGCTATACCCAGTCTATTGTCGTTTAATGTTGTGGAGTTGTAATATACAAGATTGGGCTGGAAATGAAAACCCATGGAAATCTGTAAAGGAACATAATGACTAACGCAAAACAAATAACAGATGAATTAATTTATCGTATGAAAAATACAAGCCTAAATAAGTTCGATATTGTACGTGAAGTAGGTCCGAAATGGTTACCAAAAGGTACAGTACCTTTTGATATACATGCCGCAGGTGGCATTGCTACATTTTCAGTTTGGGCAGAATCATTACAAGATGCAGAAGATCAAGTATCACAATTTTTAGAAAGAGGCGAAAATGAGTAAATTAAAAATAGCAGAATTATTTTATAGCATACAAGGAGAGGGTAGATATATGGGAGTGCCCAGTGTGTTCCTTAGAACTTTTGGTTGTAATTTCCGCTGTGCCGGCTTTGGTATGCCTAAAGGTGAACTAAGTACAGAAGCAGAAGATATTGCTACTGTAGTACATCACTATAACACATATGAAGAATTACCTTTAGTAAGCACAGGATGCGATAGTTATGCTAGTTGGCACCCTAGTTTTAAAGACTTGAGTCCAATGCTAACATCAGATGCGATAGCAGAACGTATTGTAGAAATACTCCCATGGAAAAGTTGGTTAGATGAACATCTAGTTATTACAGGGGGTGAACCATTGCTAGGATGGCAACGTGCATATCCGGATCTGTTAGATCACGTTTACATGAAACAATTAAAGAGTATTACTTTCGAAACAAATGGCACCCAACCATTAACACCAGAATTTAAAGAATATTTGCAAGAGTGGGCTATTAAAGAATATACTCCAAGAGAAATTACTTTTAGTGTTAGTGTAAAATTAAGTAATAGCGGTGAATCTAGAGAAGAAGCATTACAACCTAAAGTAGTATGCGAATACGAAGAAATTGGATTTACATATTTAAAATTTGTAATAGCAACAGAAGATGATGCTACAGAAGCACTAGATGTAGTAGATCAATATCGCAAGGTTGGGTTTACTGGTCCTGTATACTTTATGCCAGTGGGCGGTGTAGAAAGTGTTTATTCGCTAAATAATCGCCGTGTTGCAGAACTTGCAATGAAAAATGGTATTCGATATAGTGACAGATTGCAAGTTCCGTTATTTAAAAATGAATGGGGTACTTAATGAAAAAATTAATCAAAAAAATATTCGGTATCGATAAACTCGAAGCTGAAAAAATTCAAGCACAAGAATCATTAGTTAAGGCTAAAGAAGAAACTAAAAAGGCACAAGAAGCAGAAGCACAGGCAAAAATGGATCCAAAAACTCGTGCAACTGCTCGTGGAGAACCATATGTTTCTGTATTAGATACGCACGTTAATAAAGATAATGTTAGAAATGGCTTTTTTGAGCTTGACTGGAATGATCTTTTTATAGTACAATTAAAGCAAGCAGGTTACGGATTTGATGGCGATCCAGAAGAAGAAATTGTAGATCGTTGGTTTAGAGAATTAGCCGCAAACATGCTTATCGAGGCTGGACAAGATCCTTCAAGATCTAGTGCAGGTTTTATTAATGTAAGTAAATTGCCTAATGGCAGAGCACAAGTAGAATGACATATATTATAGTTGATACTGCTAACACGTTCTTTCGTGCTAGACATGTAGTAAGTGGTACTGCCGATATTAAACTTGGCATGGCTTTTCATATTACTTTTAATAGTATTAAAAAAGCTTGGCAAGATTTTGGAGGCACTCATATTGTGTTTTGTCTCGAAGGTAGGTCGTGGCGTAAAGATTATTACAAACCTTATAAAGCCAATCGTGCCGAAAATCGTGCGGCTATGACTGTTCGAGAGCAAGAAGAAGATAAATTATTCTGGGAAGCATTCGACGAGTTTAAGAATTTTATTGCAGAAAAAACTAATGCTACTGTAATGCGGCATGAGAATCTAGAAGCAGATGATTTGATTGCAGGCTGGATACAAGCACATCCAGATGCAAAACATGTTATCATTTCAACAGATGGAGATTTTGCACAGTTAGTAAGTCCTAATGTTAGCCAATATAATGGTGTAAGTGACTTGCATATTACACACGAAGGAATCTTTGATGCCAAAGGTAAACCAGTTAAAGATAAAAAGACAGGCGAACCAAAGCCTGCGCAAGACCCAGAGTGGATGTTATTCGAGAAATGTATGCGTGGTGATACCAGTGATAATGTCTTCTCAGCGTATCCAGGTGTGCGTACTAAAGGTTCTAAAAACAAAGTTGGTCTTACTGAAGCGTTCGAAGATCGTAAAAGCCGCGGATATGCGTGGAACAATCTCATGTTACAGAGATGGGTTGACCACAATGGCGAAGAACACAGAGTCTTAGAAGATTATCAGCGTAATGTACAATTATGCGATTTAACAGCGCAACCTGCAGACATTAAAGAAAAGATTCAAGAAACAATCAAAACTAATGCTGTGCCTAAAACAGTAGATCAAGTCGGAATTCGCATGCTCAAGTTTTGCAATGCTTGGGATATGAAAAAGATTGCTGATAATATTCAGTCATACGCAGAGCCTTTTCAGGCAAAATATCAAGGAGAAATCAAATGAGTGCAATTACAGATAAGTTAGTTAAGGCAAACGAGAGTTTTACAATCAACCGCTACGATAACGGTTTTATGATTGAAGTAGGCGGTCGTGACGACAATGACGATTGGAAAAATGCCAAAGTTATTGTTAGCACACAAGAAGAACTAATCGAAGCTATTAAAGAAGCATTGTCATTACCATTAGCAGAATAAGGAGATAATTATGGCAACATGGACCGTTAGTACATATTATAAAAAATCTTGCCAAGAAAATGAGTATTGGTCTCAAAAAAATGGTGATGGTAAAATTTCAGTTGTTAATGGATTTCGATACGGTGAATGGATTGTTAACACAACAGACGACAATCCGCCCGAGTTCGAGTTTGTAGAAGTTCCCGGAGGCGATGGTAAGAAAGACAGCATCAATATGTGTGACTGTGAAGTCAATAATATAGAAAGCGTTGATCTTAACGAAATGTATGACGGCGGTTGTTGGTATGATGTCGAGATTGAAGGACTAAACGAAGAGGAAGAAGAAGAAATTCAAGAGTTTATTGATGAAAATAGCATCTATGAATTAGAAGAACGAGAAGAAGATCCGTGGTACCAAACTGATACTGAATGGTGGGTTTGGGGACCTATTGAAATTAAGACTGAAGATGGCGAGACTGTGCGTATCATCTGTGCAGACGAAGACGGTAATGTTATCGATTTTGAGGAAGAGTAATGGCTATATATCTTATAAAACCTCTTGAAAAGAAAAGTGTTGTTTACCATGTAGAAATGTATCGCAGAAATGCGGACGAATCTATTAGTTGGTTTAATCTCGACGAAACTTATCGTTGGGGACAAGGATTTATTGAAGAAGATATGGATTGCAATCTTCCCTATGACGACGACACAGTTACATACTGCAATCCTAATGCTGGTTGGGGAGCAGAATTAGACGATAGCATTAATATCGAGTTTGAATTTAGTGATGATATTACTGAAGAAGAACAAGAAGACATTAAAGAAGCATACTACGAAGGCGGAGCAGGTTGGTTGTTTGACGGTGAACACGATTGGCAAGAAGAAGATAGTGCTATTCATGTACTAGGTCCTTTTACTGTTAGTCTATGCGACGATGATGGAAATGTAATTGAAGAAAATGTTAAACTTCGTAATAGAAAAAAAGTAACGGAAGAATTTAAATCTTCCGGTAATTGGCCGTTTTAAGGGCATAGTATGTTTTTCTTTTTTAAACCCTCTACTATAAATATAGATTGTTTTACTCCGGACGAAATTGTATTCAATAATTTTTGTCCAGATCGTGCAAATAAATTTGTCCCTGAAGAATGGAAAAAACTGCCTGCTGATATTAATTTAAAAGCTAATCGTAATCCTAAAAGTAATTTACATATAGATCTTCATACATTAAAAAAATGTACAGGTTTTATAGATTTATATTCTCAAGGATTTATTTTACCGTCATGGGCTGATTTTCAAACAGAAATAACTAGTGATGGTGTTTTAAATTATGCAAATTTTACATCAAATGATGTTAATGGTTTTTTTGATCAACATGAAAGAAGACAATATGGTCCAGAAATATACCCACATTGTGGACACGTAAAACTTGTAAGTAAATGGTGGTTAAGAGAAAAAACAGGTGTAAAATTTACATGGAATAGTTGTTCATGGAGTAATACTATAGCTATGGAAAATTTTTACATACTACCGGGCGTTGTAGATTTTAAATATCAAAGTGGAACTCATATAAATGCATTTCAAAGAAAAGATTCTATTGTAAAAATCAATGCTGGAGATCCGTTAGTTCATTTAATTCCAATCAGTGAAAAGAAAATAAAATTACACTATCATCTTATGAATGAGGAAGAATTTAACAGGACTATGGATAGAGAGAAAGCATCACTAATGTATAAAAAACCTAGAGAAGTTAAAGCAAAATGTCCATTTTAAAATGTACTTTTAAAGAAACTTGTCCGAATAAAACAGATAATTGTGAGGAAACAACAATGACAGAGATACACGCAAAACCAATAGTAGATGGAAAATTTTGGATTGTCGAACAAGATGGTACAAAAATTGCAACACTACATAAAAAAGAAAATAATAGATTTCTTCTTAGTAGTAGCACAGGAGATTTAATGTTTAGTAAAAAACAAGATCTAACCAAACAGTTCGGTGAAGGATTTTTTCTTAGTAATAATAAAGTTAAAGTTACACAATCCGACACAAATGAATGTCACGGATATCCTACAAGTGTAAAACCATATAATAGCATGTACGATGTTCGTAAAAAATTGCCATTGTTTACAAAAAGCAATGCTAGTAAAAGTTTATATTGCGCCGGATACTATGTAATTAAATTTAATAAAGGATGGGTAAAATCATTTTGTCCTAAGGTAATTACATTAGAGCGTAATGAATACAAAGGTCCATTTAAAACCGAATTTGAAATGAAGCAGGTACTATCTAATGTCAAATCAGATTAATCTAACTCCAATAACACAATTTATACAGGCTGTACGTGCAGCCGAATTAACACAGTCTAAAGAAGTAAAAATAAGTATTCAACAGGCTAGATTACTTAATTTAGCATTGTCCGAAATGCAAGATAAAATGTTGCAGGATTACGAAAGTTTATTTAATGAACTTAAAAATAAAGCCGATAACGAGGTTGTAAATGTAAGTATGGACGGTGGCGGATTTAAAGACAATTAATGATAAATATATGCGTACTTATTTGGGGCGCATATTATGTCAAGACCTAAGCCAAGTGTATTATTAGAATACATTAATAAAAAAACATACAAAGCAGAGCAGATTTTAGAAGCTGAGGCTATTTGGGCCGTATTCTATAAAAATAAGCCTTTTAATTTAAAGAGCTTTAATAGTCTCACGAGTTATCCTGGACCTAAATATAAAAAAGTTTCATTTAGTAATCCCGGCCATGCACATAATTTGGCAAAGAAATTGAATCAAACATTCGGGGTCGATGATTTCCAAGTTGTCATGTTGACTCAAGGCACAATATTAAAATGATAACTCGAGATATTTTAACCAAAATATTTTTACAGCAGTGGGGCAAGAGCACAGACGATACTAATGTTAAATTGTTTAGTCGAAAGTGGTGGCAAAGTACTCGTGCTGGTAAACAAAATAATTTTAGATTAAGCGATGAAGGTTACGAATTTTTGGTTAAAGAATTGGATTTAAAAGAATATGAAATTCCATTTACTGAACCAATTGAACTAAGTCCCCAAACAATTATTTTTTTGGAAAGGTACGTGGATTGTCCATATTATCTTACCCAAATGTCGATCACTGTATTTTCAGAGCGCAAGAGTTTCGAACTAATGTTGTTTAGCGACGACATTAGAAAATTTGGTTTAATTAAAGCTATGAATGAGCGAGAAAAAGAACTCGCTAATACAGATAACAGTTGACACATTCTGCAATCTCCTATACAATACATACTTACACAGCGTTATTCGTAACAATTTTTTAACTTAGTATAGGAACTAAAATGCCAGAAATTTCCAGTCGCACAGTCGGCCCTAGCGGCGCCAAGAAGTCTTTGCGTAAGGCTTTTAAAAACAAACGTCCAATCTTCCTTTGGGGTCCCCCAGGAATTGGCAAGTCAGATATTATCAAACAACTCGGTGCCGAGACTGAGGCACATGTAATCGATGTTCGTTTGAGCTTGTGGGAACCTACAGATATTAAAGGTATTCCATATTTTGATAGCAATGATAGCACCATGCGTTGGGCACCTCCTAGCGAGTTGCCGACTAAAGAGTTGGCTAGTAAATTTAAAAATGTTATTTTGTTTTTAGATGAAATGAACTCTGCGGCTCCTGCTGTACAGGCGGCGGCTTATCAACTTATTTTAAATCGACGAGTTGGTACTTACCAACTTCCAGACAATGTTGTACTAGTTGCGGCAGGTAACCGTGAAACTGACAAAGGTGTTACATTCCGTATGCCAGCACCATTGGCTAATCGTTTTGTTCACTTGGAAATGACAGTAGATTGGGATGACTATTTCGATTGGGCTGTTGAAAACAAGATTCACCAAGACGTAGTCGGTTTCCTTTCTTTCAGTAAAAAGGACTTGTACGACTTTGATCCAAAATCTTCAAGCCGTGCATTTGCTACTCCACGCTCTTGGTCATTTGTAAGCGAATTGCTTACAGATGATGATGTTGATACTGAAACATTAACTGATTTAGTATCAGGTTCTGTTGGAGAAGGGCTTGCTCTTAAGTTTATGGCACACCGTAAACATGCTAGCAAAATGCCTAATCCTAGCGATATTTTGGCAGGTAAAGTTAAGAAAATGGACACTAAAGAAATTAGTGCCATGTACTCTTTGACTGTGTCATTGTGCTACGAGTTGAAAGATGCTTGCGAAAAGAAAGCCAAAAACTGGAATGATCAAGTTAATTGCTTCTTTGAATTTATGATGAACAATTTTGAAACAGAATTGGTTATTATGGGTACAAAATTGGCGTTGAGCACTTACAAGTTGCCCTTAGATCCAGACGAAATCAAATGTTTTGACGATTTCCATGCTAAATTTGGCAAATACATCAGTCAGGCAACTGAAAAATAAATTGGTTTAACGCTGTTTGACACCTCCTTCGGGAGGTGTTATACTATATACACAGTAACAATTTAGGAGCATAAATGTCGCATACAGATCCAATTATTGACAAGATTATTGTAGCCCGAGTGGGTCTACTACTTCGCCATCCGTTTTTTGGCAATTTAGCTACACGTTTGAAAATCGAAGAAGGCTCCGAATGGATGACTACTGCCGCCACAGACGGACGCACAATTTACTTTAATCGTGAATTTTTTGAACCGCTTACAATTAAACAAGTAGAGTTTGTCATTGCACACGAAATTCTACATAATGTTTTTGATCATATGAGTCGTAGAGAAAGTCGTAATCCACGTATTTTTAATATTGCCGCAGACTATTGTGTAAACGGACAAATTGTACGTGATAGAATTGGTGATCATAATATCGAAGGTATTAAAATCTTTCATGATGCCAAATACTACGGTATGAGTGCAGAAGAAGTTTATGACAAAATTTTTGATGAAATGGACGAGAAAGAGCTCGAAGCATTAGGACAACTATTAGATGATCACATCGACTGGGGCGAAGACGGCAAAGACGGCAAACCTAAATATAGTAAAGAAGAACTAAAACAAATCCGTGATGAGATGCGTGAAGCTACAATGCAGGCCGCACAAGCCGCAGGTGCAGGTAATACTCCTGCTAGTGTACAACGCATGATTAAGGAATTAACAGAGCCTAAGATGAATTGGCGTGAAATACTACGTCAACAAATTCAAAGTACTATTAAAAATGACTTTAGTTTTATGCGTCCTAACCGTAAAGGCTGGCACATGAACGCTATTTTGCCAGGTCAGCAATTTCAAGAAACAATCGATATTTGTGTAGCAATTGACATGTCAGGATCTATCGGCGACGAACAGGCCAAAGACTTTTTGTCAGAAATTAAGGGTATTATGCAAGAGTACAAAGACTTTAAAATTAAAGTTTGGTGCTTTGATACTCGTGTTTATAACGAAGCCGATTACGATGGCTACAGTATCGACGAATTTGATTACTACGAGCCAATGGGCGGTGGCGGAACTGAGTTCGATGCCAACTGGGAATACATGAAGGAACATGATATTCAACCTAAAAAGTTTATTATGTTTACTGACGGTTATCCTTGGGGTAGCTGGGGAGATGAAAATTACTGTGATACAGTATTCATTATCCACGGTAATGACAAAATTGTTCCTCCATGGGGAGAGTATGCTTATTATGAATTTTCTAAGGAAACTGCATAATGGCTTTAAAAAATGGCAAACCTAATCCGTTAGATTATTTTGATCTACGCAGGGTTGAGTTTGCCTGCCCTCACTTTAAGTATACAACATTAGATAGATATAATCCAGCATTAGTCAAATCTGTCGATGCGTGGATACAAAAAAATCTAAATAATAGATATTATGTAGGACAAGGCATTATGTTAGATAACACAAATACAATTGTATATAATACAACAATTGGATTTGAAAGTGAAAAAGAATTAAGTTTTTTCACAATTGCCTGTCCATTGTTACAATCGAGATAATTATATTTGTATTTAATAAGGAGATACTATGGCTGACGATACAACACAACCAACAGGACCAGAAGCTGGTCAAGACGCAACTGAATTAACAATTAACGATCTTAACGCAATGAAAGTTATTATCGATATTGCTAGTTCACGTGGTGCATTTAAACCAAATGAAATGGTAGCAGTTGGACAAACTTATACAAAATTGACTTCATTTTTAGAAGTTGTAGCAAAGCAAGCAGAAGCACAAAAAGCCGCACAAACTGCCGCACCAGCAACTGGAGCTTAATATGGCCCAAGAAATTAAACACGTTGGTCGTGTTTTAGCTACTAAGAAAAAAGTATTAGTAGCTTATCGAACTCTACCAGGAGAAGCACACTCCTGTCTAGTAGTACCAACAGAAAATATGCCCGATATTTTCCACGATGCTATCATTAACTTAGTAGAAAGTGGTAGTGGACAAGACTCATATGAGTTTGCCGATGCATTGGATCGTAATCAATTTCCGGATGGCAGTAATATGCTACGGTGGTTACACGGCAATCAACGTTTGATTAAAGCTCGTACTAACGAAATCGAAATGACTCCTACTACAGGATTTTCAATTTTATTATCCGAGCTTAATCAAATTATTGCCGAACAACGCGGTGTTGCTGTAGACGATTTATCAATTAAATCCGAAACACAAGAAAAGAAAGAAGCACGTAGAATGGATGAGGTTCCTGAACCTCCTGCTATTAAACAAACTGCCGAAGTTATTGAAACATCTGTTAACAATAATCAAATTCAAACTTTTGAAACACCAGAAGCTGAAGCAAAGTTTTACCGTAGCCAAGCTGATAAGTTAAGTAAGCAGGCCGCAGAAATGCGACGTAAAGCAGAAGAATTAGCTCCAATCAAGAAAAAAGTATAAGCAAATGACACGAACTGGGAAGCCTCTTCCCAAGGATGTCATTGAGCATTGGCCAGAGATATTTGGTGACGTAAAATTAAACGTTGTACCACTTAGGTACCTTAGTACCGTATTGATCAATTTTAAAGATGGCAAAACTTGGGAAATAAAAATAACAACTCAAACCAAGAAAAGTGGATGGGAAACGTTTGAAAAGAATCTTGCTGAGATGGTAAAAACGTACGAAGAAAAAATCGATAATATTGATTTTAAACTCGATACTAACCGTGTAAGAAAAGATGTCGAACAGTCAACTCAGAAATTTTTAAAGAAAAAGAAGCTATAAATAATGAATGTTAGATTACTTAGTTACAGCCAGCCAACTGAAGAATTTGCAAGCATGGGAATTGCAGATGCACAAGAGCTCATTGCCTACTGTGCAAGAGTCAGTAACCCGAGCAATC